AGTGTACTTGGCGCTGTCTTTAGAGGGCATCAGTGGCAGCCTAATGGCTACACAGTAGCAAAGCATTCGAGCGCTCATGCTCGTACAATTCGAACCTATAAATATCTAGGAGACATAATATGGTAGGCAAAGTAACACCCGATACAATCCTGTCAGCCAGTAGACTACCTGCTGTGATGGGCATGAGTAAATACCGCAGCCCTAACGATGAATTGCAAGTTAGTCTAGGGGCAATTAATGGGAAAACTCCCCCTAATATTTCTAATGAGGCTATGGACTGGGGCAATCAGTTGGAGCCTATGATCTTGGCTGAGACGGCTAAGAGATTAGAGTTATCCGATCTCCAGTTAATTCACGAGAAACCATACTTCCACGAGACGCTACCGTTATGCTGTTCGTTAGATGGTCTAGCTGATGGACGTAGTCAGCTGATCAAGCATGATCCTGATGCAGGTATCTATGTGATGGGAGCGCCAAGCATTGTGCTAGATGGTTTTGGTGTGTTGGAGGCAAAGCTTACAGGTAATGCACCAGAAGAAGAGCCACCATTGTGGCGAGGAGCTATCCAGTTACAGGCTCAAATGGATATTATGCAAGCTAAGTGGGGCGCTGTATGCACGTTATATCAAGGCACTAAGCTTCGCATATTCTTATTCACTCCGCATCAAGGCACACTGGATCGCATTAAAGAAGTAGCACTAGACTTCCAGAATCGATTAGAGATCTACAAAAACGAGCATAGGATCGAGGCTTTCCCTGCTCAGAATAGTAAGGACGCTGATCGTATGTATTCGGTAGCAAGCTCAGAATCTGAGCCAGTAGAGTTGGATGATGCAGCAGCCGAGTACGCTAAGTTAATCCTTGAATGCAAGGCTGAGATCGAGGCACGTACTGAATTGATAAACCAGTGCGAGACACAGCTCAAGGAATTGCTACAGGATAAACCTGTCGGTATTGCTGGCAAGTATAAGATCAACTGGGGGATGCGTAACTACAAAGCCCAACCTGAGAAAATTACACCAGCCAAAGAGGCATACTCGGTGCGCCAATCCACATTAACTATAAAGGAATTGTCGTGAATATAAACGATGGCACGTTAATCAAAGCCAGACTAGAGGCAGCCAAGGCAGTTCAGGCAGCAATAGATTATCCGCTGGAAGACAGATCTCTGTTGGCAGTGGATGCTATTGTGGCTGCAACTCTCGCAACCATTCAAGCATATATGGGAGGTCATGATGTCAGAGATCAGTAAGTTTTCAGAGCTACGTAAAATCGATGTGTCTGGAATTGTAGAAAAAAAAATGGGGCTGTCTTACCTGTCATGGGCATGGGCAGTAGATACATTGTTAAAACATGATCCGACTGCGACATGGGAATACAAAGAGCCAGTACGGTGGAATGATACCGTCATGGTTTTCTGTACAGTCAAAGCTTTCGGTGTGGAGCGTACAGCCCAGTTGCCAGTGATGGATCACAGGAATAAGGCAGTGCCTAATCCTGATGCCTTTCAAGTTAATACAGCTATGCAGCGCTGTCTAGCCAAGGCAATTGCTCTGCATGGTATAGGCTTATACATCTACGCTGGTGAAGACGTACCAAAGGATCAAGAGTCAGCCAATCCTTTGGATGCTATCAAGCCTGTAGAAGAGCCTGTACGTAAACTTGTAGGAGAACAGCAAGCGCCAGAGCCTGTGGTTACTGGTGGAGAATGGCATCTCATGTATCCGAACAAACCTGATCCTGCAAAAAGCTTTGAGACTTCTGATCAGTGGGAGGACGAGTACAATTCCACAGCCATGAAGACAGCTAAGTCTGGCAGCTATACGCACCGAGAGCGCATGACTAAACTGCGTGAACTCAAAGAGGCTAACCAAGCTACGCTAGATAAGCTTGATCCAGTCAGAAAATTGTGGCATGGGAAACAGTACGCTGACAGACTGAAGAGTCTTGGCGCTGCTATGCCACCAGCCCAGCCTGAGACTGAGCCAGTAGCAGAGTAATGACAAGGCACAGGACTACACAAATGGTCTTGTGCCTGTCTTATCGATGATTAGTTTTTGCTGCCTTGGTTTAGCGTCAACCGTATTAGGAATAGACACGTGCGTCCACCTATCAAATTCTCTGATGACTTGATCGTATGGAAGACCAGCTGCGATGATCGCACGTACAACTTCATCAGGAGACATTTGCGGAACTCGGATATCAGCCGCACATCCAAGCCGATGCTGACTCTTATCCGAACTACCTACGGCATCGTTTACCTGCTTACACCTAAATGCACTGTTTACGATAATAGGCTTGCCGCCTACCGCAGACTTCACCGTCTCCAAAAATGCAGCCAGTCGTTTCAGGTTCGCCAGTTCAGATTCATTCGGCACATTATCAAACTCTCTGTGATCAGTATGCGTAAGTTCATCAAGAGTAAAGTGTTCGCTTAGATTCATTTACGTTCTTCCTCAAGTATCATCTGACAGGCAGTTAGTTGGAGAGTAATTTGGTCTGCTCTTGCGGACTCAGCTGCAAGGTCTTTGACAAATTCTGTAGGAAGTTGGCAGACTGTTTCTCCATCACTGCCGCTGGTACTGGTGGTAGCTTCGGACACTCCGCTACTATTGTTTGTACCCTTGGTGCTTGGGAGGCGCAACCCACCAGACTTACTAAACCCATCAAGCAAAGCATTCTTTTCATCTTGTACCTTTCTATTGTCAGCAATTAACTTAGCCTCCACAGTTCTAAACTGTGCAGCCTGTCTGCGCTCAGTAGCTATGGCAGCATCCTGCGCTTTCTTAATAGCAAGTGCAGCTTGTGCATTAGCCTCTGCTTTCTCTGCTTGCCACTCAGCCTGTACGACAGCCTGTCCTTGCCTGTGTCCGTAGAAGTAGGCAGAGATAGCCACCACAAACATGGCTAAAAATATCCATGATCTAGGCATTCTCTTCCTTTCCTGCTTTGATTGATTCAATCTTTTCCTGACCACGAGTCCAAGCAGAGATACCAAGAATAGCCATGAATGTAATATGTATGAATCCACCTGATTGCAAAGTCAGTGAAGTCCATTCTCTGAATGCATCATTGGCTGCTTGCGTTTCCCAAAACTGTACAATAGTCCAGAAGACAGGAAAGATTACAAAGTCGCACAAGCAAATCGCCATGTAAGTTAGAGCCATCATTGGTCTCCACTTTTTAGTCATCCAATCATCATTGTTCATTGACTACCTCCCTGATTAAACATCCACCGAATAAACCATGCAAACCCTGCGATGATCAGCGTAATTACAAAACCACCGATACAGTTGTAAAAAATTTCCCACCTGCGCTGGCTGACTCTGCGTAGTCGCATTTTTTCAGCAGCAATAGCTAACCTTTTCTCAGTCTCTTCTCTACGCTTTGCTTCAGCCTTTGCTTCACGCTCCCGCCTTAGACTGTTTAACCTACTAGAGAAGTCATCCCACATTCCAGCTTCATCAAAGTGGTAGATGAAGTAGTGCTTGATATCATCATAGTGCTGCTTGATCTGTCGATCAATAGACATCATCTCCATTACGTATTCAGCATCAGACATTGCATCAGCTACAGGATTGCCAGCAGCTATTGCTTTGTCTTGGATTTCCTTTGCCTGTTCTAACTGGGTACGAGCAGACTCATACTTGCTGGCAGCAGAGAAGAACTTTGTAATAGGAGCCATTGAGTCTTTGAGTTGCTTACCAGACTCAACACATTTATTAATCTCATTGACCGCTTTGTTAGCCTCATCAGCAAAGCCTCTGATACCTTTGACAATAGCGCTAACACCTTGCACCACCATGATAGCGGTTGAGATCGGTTCCATTTCATTTATCCTGCTTGCTATCTAGCTTGTCAAATATCTGTTTCAAGATTGCTTTAATCTCACCGATGTCTGCACGATAGTCATCCTTCTGCACATAGTCTTTAGGTAGCTCTGCTAGTTTATCCTCAATCTTTTGTAGCTTTCTTGTGACAGAGTTAAATACAAAGACACATAGAAAGCCAGCAATAGCCACGACAAAATTAAATACAATTTGATTCTCCATGATTACGCAGCCTCAATCCAAGTTAAAGATCCTTCATCCCATAAGTAAGGTTTGTCTAAGCTAGGCAATGAAACAGGCGCATTCCAAAGACAAGTATCCTCGTCAAGGATCCAACTCGAAAAGTTTTGCGGAGGAATAAACGCATCACGCATTTCATCATACTTAAAACCAATGCCAGCAAAATTCTTTCTGAATGGTATGCCTCCAGTTTTATGCACATTGCCATATGTATTAAAGCTTGTGCGCTTACATGGTTGACCTACTTCATTAGAATAAAATTCTTCCCAATTTATATTGTTTTCACCTTCATCTTTGCCACAAATAATGTGAGTAACAATATTGTTTTGATCTAGAAAAGCGTAATGTGCCATGATAGTTACCAATTAATTGAGCCAGTGCCAGCGGTAAATGTATAAATAATGTTGCCGCCAGATGTCGTTCTTGTATAAGTTAATCCTGCGCCAATGTTTATTAGATCTCCTCTTGTTGTAGGATACGCAAGGATAACAATACCGCTTCCTCCTGTACCTGCAACTCCAGTGCTGGCTCCGGAACCCCCGCCTCCACCGCCAGTATTTTGGAATCCACCTTGTGCGCTACCAAGTCCACCAGCAAGACCATAGCCACCACCCCCTGACCCACCGAATCCTTCTACGCATCCAGACGAGGAAAAGATACCAGCTCCACCTCCACCAGCATAAGTAGCTAAACTGCCACTAATAGTAGATGCCGTGCCATTACCGCCATTACCGCCTTTGGTGGCAGTGCCATTTGCGCCAACCGCTGACGCACCGCCCCCGCCCCCGCCTCCGTAT